ACCAGGTGCAGTCGCTCGAGTGGGCGGCCATCGTCGCGACCCTCGCGCTCGACGTGCGCGCCTGAGAAGAAGACGCCCGGTCACGATGACCGGGCGTCCGGAGGAGGCGGCGAAGCCCCGCGCTGCGAGGAGGCCTCACGGTACCAGCGTGCCGCGCTGACGCACGCGCGCGGTCTCCGAGGATTCCGGTACTTTCCGGAAGAATCCGGAACTATTCACCGTGAGGAACGGCCCCTGTCTTGCGGCGCCGCCGCGGTGGCCCGCTGAATGCTCGCGGATGGGGACCCGACGCGAGATCGCAGACCTTCCGGCGACCGGCGCGGCCCCGCTCACCCGCAAGGAGCCGCCCATGCGCTTCGCCCGCCTCGCCCTCGCGGCGTTCGCCGCCGCGTTCTGCCTCACCGTCGCCGCGCCCGCCCACGCCCAGTCCGTCGTCCAGCTCCGCCAGGACGTCGACTCCGTCTTCACCGTCGTCCCGACCGCGCTCGTCACCGCGACCGCGGGCACCTTCGGGCCGTACGACCTCGCCCGCTACACCGTGGGGACCTGCCAGCTGCAGAACGACGCCGGCGCGTCCCGGGTCCTGACGCCCTCCTGCATGAGCGACGCCTCGTCGACCGCGACGACGCTCTACAGCTTCCCGACGGTCACGGTGGCGACGGCGGCGACCGGCCAGTGGTCCATCGACCCCGGGGCCTCCTCGGCGACCGCGTCGACCGGGACCACGGTCGCGCCGCACCCCCTCTGCCGGTACCTGAAGCTCTCGATCGCGGCCGCCGCCAGCACGGGGAAGTTCGGCTGCACCTTCCGCTCGCGCGGGCGCTGAACCGAGGGCGCGGCGATGGCGGGCTCGACCAGGACGCGGAAGGGCGCGCGGGGCCTCACGGCCGCGCAGCGCCTTTTCGCGCATCTGGTCTCCGCGCCTGGGGTTTCCCAGGCCGCCGCCTACCTCGAGGCCTTCCCCGGTGTCACCCAGCGCACCGCCGAGGTCGAGGGCTCGAAGCTCCTGAAGAAGCCTGAAGTCGCGGAGCTCGTCGAGCGCCTCAGGGAGAAGCGCCTCGCGAAGGTCGACTCCCGGTCCGAGCAGGTCCTCGAGGAGCTCCACCACCTCGGCCTCGCGCGGCTCTCGCGGGTCACGAACGACGACGGCTCGATGAAGCCGCTCTCCGAGTGGCCCGAGCGGGAGAAGGCCGCGCTCTCGAAGCTCGAGGTGAAGGAGTACTTCGGGAAGCCGGTGACGGCCGACGACGGCGCGGTCGTGACGCCGCTCCTCGGGCGCTCGGTGAAGGCGCGGATGGACGCGAAGCTCGGCGCGCTGAACACGCTCGCCGAGCACCACGGCCTGGTGAAGCCGAAGGACGGCGGGAACGTCCAGATGCGGCTCGAGGAGCTCATCCTCCTCGCCCGCAAGTCCCTCGAGCTCGAGCAGGCCGGCAAGGCCGGAGGTGAGCCTCGGTGAGCGTCGCCCTCGCCCAGCGCTCCGTCCTCTCCGGCGTCACGGACGAGCTCGAGGAGCTCGCCCGCGCGCTGGGCCTCGACCCGAGCCTCCTCGCCTCGGCGCGGGCGGAGGGCGTCTTCGACGGCGGGCCCGCGGAGGTCGCGGCCGCGCTCGTCGTGTGGATGCGGGACCCGGTCCAGTACGTCCGGGACGTCTTCCGCGTCGAGCCGGACCTCTGGCAGCGCGACGCCCTCGAGTCGTACTGGTTCAACGACCGCACGGCGATGGTGGCCTGCAAGGGCCCCGGGAAGACCGCGGTCCTCGCCTGGTGCGGGTGGGGCTCGCTCTCGCTGTACCCGCACGCGAACGGGATCGCGCTCTCGATCACGGAGGACAACCTCCGGGACAACCTGTGGAAGGAGCTCGCCTGGTGGTACGCGCGCAGCCCCTGGCTGCAGCGCTGCTTCAAGATGGGCGGCGAGCGGATCGAGGCGCGCGAGTCGCCGAAGACCTGGTGGCTCTCGGCCCGCGCCTTCGCGAAGGACGCGCGCCCCGACCAGCAGGCGAACACCCTCGCCGGCCTCCACTCGCAGACGCACGTCTTCGTCCTCTGCGACGAGAGCTCGGACTACCCGCCCGGCGTCATCCAGGCGGCCGAGGGCATCTTCACGAACAAGGGCGTGGTCGGCGAGGTGGGCGGCCAGCAGCTCAAGCTCGTCGCCCGGCTCATCCAGGCGGGGAACCCGACCCGCTCCGAGGGGCCGCTCTACGAGGCGGCCGTCACGCACCGCCGGCGCTGGCACGTCATCCACATCACCGGCGACCCGGACGACCCCAAGCGCTCGCCGCGCATCAACATCGACGAGGCCCGCGCGGTCATCGCCGAGCACGGCCGCGAGACCGCCTGGGTGATGGTCAACATCCTCGGGCAGTTCCCGCCCGTCGGCTCCGACAAGCTCCTCGGCCCCGTGCACGTGCAGAAGGCGGTGGAGCGGGTCGTCCGCCGGGAGGAGTACCGGGACGAGGCGAAGGTCCTCGGCGTCGACGTCGCCGCCGGCGGCCTGGCGAAGACGGCCGCGTGGCTGCGCCAGGGCTCGTACGTCATCGGCTCGAAGGAGTGGCGGCTCGACGACACGGACGAGATCGCCGAGCAGATCGCGCTGCTCATCATCAAGCACAAGCCCCACCGGGTCTTCATCGACATCGGCGGCGTCGGCCGCGGCGTCTACTCGCGGCTCAAGCACCTCGGCTACGAGGAGATCCTGGTCGGCGTCGACTTCGGCAGCGCGCCGTCGGACCCGAGGCGCTGGGCCGACAAGCGGACGGAGATGCACGACCTCCTCGCCGACGCCGTGAAGAAGTGGCTCTGCATCCCGGACCACGCCGGCCTGCGCGCCGACCTCCTCGCCCCGAAGATCGGGCTCGAGATCGTCGGCAAGAAGACGGTCCGCAAGCTCGAGTCGAAGAAGGACATGGCGAAGCGCGGGATCCCGTCGCCGGACGACTCGGACGCCCTGGCGCTCACGTTCGCCCACCCGGTCCAGCCGCCGGCGAAGTCCGCGCTGACCGGGATCCTCTTCGAGAAGGCGCGCGCGTCCCAGGACTACACGCCGGAGGTCGGGTGACATGAGCTGGTTCTCGAAGGCGACGAGCTGGGCGAAGGGCAACGCCGGCAAGCTCGCCGCCGCGACGTTCGGCGGGCCGATGGGCTGGATGTACGCCGGCGGCTCCTGGATCGGCGACCTCCTCGGCCGCAAGGCGCAGGCGGCGGACATCGGCGCCCCGCCCCAGATCCCCGACCTCACCGACCAGGCCGTCCAGATCGCCCGCGAGCGCGAGATGCGGAAGAACCGCGCGGGAGGGACGAACTCGACCTTCCTCTCCGGCGTCCTCGGGCCGATGGACCGGCCCTCCTCCTTCGTGAAGTCGATGCTCGGGAGCTGACGTGGCCGGCGAGATCATGACCCCCCGCCAGCGCTTCAACGCCCGCCACCAGGCGCTGGTCGAGGCGCGCGCGCCCTTCGACGAGTCCTACCGCCAGCTCGGGCAGTACCTGCTCCCCTGGCGGATGCGTTGGAGCGAGAGCGACCGCAACAAGCGCGAGCTCAACAGCGACATCCTCGACCCGACGGGCACGCTGGCGGTCCGCACCTGCGCCGCCGGGATCGCCGCCGGCATGTTCTCCGCGGGCCGAGTCTGGTTCCGGTACGGCCCGCCGTCGTCGCTCCTCGCCGCGAACCGCGCGAGCGCCGTCAGCCCCAACGTGAAGCGCTACCTCGCCGAGTGCGAGAACATCGACCGCGAGATCCTCGCCCGCGGGAACTTCTACGGCGTGACCTCCGGCTCGGTCCTGTACGACCTCGTCGGCTTCGCCATCGCCGGCATCTTCGTCGAGGAGGACCTCCGGACGGTGGCGCGCTGCAAGCCGCTCCCGATCGGCCAGTACTGGCTCGCCGCCGGCGCCGACGGGGAGATCAATACGAGCTCGCGCCGCTTCACCCTCACGGTGGCGCAGCTCGTCGAGTACTTCGGCCTCGAGGCCGTCTCCGCCCGGGTGCGCGACCAGTACCGGCGGCACCAGCTTGACGTCGAGCACCAGGTCGGCCACATCGTGGAGCCGAACCTCCGCGACCAGGAGACCGGCTTCGAGGGGATGCGCGCCGGGAACTTCGACTGGCGAGGCATGGCGTACCGCTCGGTCTGGTACGAGGTCGGCCAGCCGGAGCGCGACGGCGAGAAGTTCCTCCGGGTCGCCGGCTTCCACGAGTTCCCGGGCGTCTTCCCGCGCTGGTCGAGGACCTCGCCCGAGGACGTCTACGGCACCGGCGCGGGGCACCAGGCGCTGCCAGACATCAAGCAGCTGCAGACGATGGTGAAGCGGAAGCTGCAGCTCGTCGAGAAGGCGGCCATCCCGCCGCTCAAGGGCTCGTCGGAGATCAGCGGGTTCCCCTCGCAGCTCCCGGGCGCGTTCACGCGCGTTCCCGCCGGCGGCGGCGCCGAGGGCCGGCTCGAGCCGATCCACGTCCCCGAGGCGGCTGCCATCGCCCAGGTCCGCGAGGAAATCCAGGTCCTCCAGTGGACGATCCGCGAGACCCTCTTCGCGGACCTCTGGCGCGTCATCACCGACGACGAGCGGAAGCAGCCGTCGACCGCGGAAGAGGTCCGGGCGAAGAAGGAGGAGCGGCTCCTCCAGCTCGGCCCCGTCGCGAACAACCTCGAGGGCGAGTACGCCCGGCGGGTCCTCGACCGGCACTTCTACCTGGCGGAGCGGGCGGGGATGCACCCCGACCCGCCGCCCGAGCTCGCCGATCAGGAGATCAAGGTCGAGTTCGTCTCGATCTTCTCGGAGGCGCAGAAGGCCCAGGAGATTCCGGCCATCGAGCGGGTCGCCGCCTTCGTCCAGGCGCTCTCCGCGATCGACCCCGAGATCATCGACGCGCCCGACGCCGACAAGTTCACGGACAAGTACGCCGAGGTCGCCGGCCTCTCGCCCGACCTCATGCGCAGCGCCGCCGAGCGGCAGCGGCGCCGGCAGGAGCGGGCCCAGCGCCAGGCGGAGGCCCAGTCCGCCGCGGCGATGGCGCAGGGCGCGGCGACGGCGAAGGACCTCTCCGGCGCCTCCCTCGAGAGCGACTCGGCTCTCTCCCGCATCGTCGGGACGATGGGGCCGCTCGCGGCCCAGTCGGTCGCCACCCCTGAGGTGACGGCGTGAGCCGGCGGGAGACCGAGCCCGGCCGCGACGGGCCGACCGCGGACCCCCGACGGCGCGACGCCCAGGCCGCGCACGAGGAGCGCGCGCTGCAGCAGCTGCGGTCGGACGCCCTGAAGCTCCTCACCCTGCCGGAGTTCCGCCGGTACATGACCCACGTCATCTACGGGCGCCTCGGGCTCACGAAGAGCGCCTACCGGGCGAACGCCGGCGAGACGCAGCGCGCCGCCGCCCTGCAGGGCGCCGCGGCGGAGCTCCTGCGCGAGCTCGGCGACCTCGACTCGAAGGGCTTCCGGCTCCTCGAGATGGAGCACGTCAACCAGGAGGTCGCGGAGCTCGAGCTCAGCGCCTCCGTCAACCAGGAGCAGTCCGATGCGTAAGCTTCTTGCGCTTCTCGCCGGCGAAGGGTCCACCGGGGCCGGCGGAGCGGGTGGTGGTGCGGCCGCGACCGAGCAGGGGTCGGCCGGAGCAGCGGGCGCGGGCGGGGCGGCGAGTGCCGCCGGCGCCGGCGCGGCAGGGGCAGGGTCCGGCGGCGCCGCGGGTGCGGCGGGCGCCGGGGCCGGCGCGGGGGCGGGTTCGTTCGCCGCCGCCGCGTCCGGGACCAACGGCCAGCAGGGGCAGGGCGCGCAGGGCGCCGCCGGTCAGACCGGCGCCGCCGACGCCCCCTACGAGCTCAAGCTGCCCGAGGGGGTCAGCGACGCGGAGAAGCCGCTGTACGACGCGCTCGGGAAGATCGCGAAGGAGTCGAAGGTCGACGTGAAGGCCGCCCAGGCCATCGTCGACGCCATCGCGAAGCAGACCGGCGAGTCGAACAAGGCCCTCGTCGCGCGGATCGAGCAGGAGGCGAAGGACCGCCGCCAGGCGCTCGAGAAGCACCCGCGGATCGGTGGCGCGGAGCTCCCGAAGAGCCTCGAGGTCGCCAAGCGCGGCCTCGACGCCCTCAACCGCACGGCGGACGGCCTCGGCACGAAGGTCGCGACCAAGCTCGAGCAGCTCGGCCTCGGGGACGACCCCGACTTCGCCGAGCTCCTGGTGATGGTCGGGCGCTCGGCGGCCGAGGACCGCACCGGCAGAACGACGGCGGCGCCCGGGTCCAAGGCGGACCCGGCCGCGGAGCGTCGCTCCAAGCTGTTCCCGAACGCCACCGCCGAGGGGAAGCGCGAGCAGAAGTAGCAGCCCTCTCTCACTTCAGGAGTACACGCGATGAGCGACACCAGGATGACCCTCACGGACCTCGCCAAGAGCGAGGATCCCAATGGGGCGCAGGCTCAGGTCATCGAGCTGATGAACCAGTACAACCCGCCGATCCAGGACGCGCCGAGCCTCCCGTCGAACGACGAGCTCGGCCACCAGGTGACGTACCGCCGGAGCCTCCCGGCGGTCGGCACGGCGAAGATCAACAAGGGCATCACGCGGTCGAAGAGCGCGACCGACCAGCGCAGGGACGTGATCGGCTACTTCGCCGGCCGCTCCGAGGTCGACCGCCGCATCCGCAAGCTCAAGGGCGACGCCTCGTACTTCGCGAAGCGCGCGTCCGAGATGCGGGCCATGCAGGAGGGCCTCGCGCAGCTCGGCTGCAACACCCTGTTCTACGGGGACATCGCGGCCGACGAGAGCTCGTACAACGGCCTCTCGAAGCGCCTCTCAACGCTGAACCAGGGCACCTCGCGCACGACCTCGCAGGTCTGGTCGATGGGCGCGGTGGTGGGCGGCGACGCCTGCTCGATCTTCGTCGTCGACTGGGGCCAGGACGCCGCGCACCTGATCCACCCGCCGACCGTCGTCGCCGGCATCGACACCGAGGACCTCCTCAACCAGCCGGTGGACGACAACGACGGCGCCAGCTTCCAGGCCGACGTCTTCGAGTGCAACTGGTACCACGGCCTCGCCGTCGAGAACCCGACGCACGTCGGCCGCCTCGCGAACATCGACGCCTCGGACGCGAAGCTCGACGCCCCGACGCAGGGGAAGCTCATCGACACGCTCGACGAGATCTTCGCCTACATGCCCAACCCGGGCCCGAACCAGCGGGTGCTCTACTGCCCGATCCCGGTCTGGGCTGCCTTCAACAAGCAGGCGCGCGACAAGGCGAACGTGGTGCTCACGGTCCGCGAGTACCTCGGGACGCCGACCCCCTTCATCCACGAGTGGCCGCTCCGCCGCGTCGACCAGCTCTCGACCACGGAGACCGTCGTCGCCTAGCGCGACGGCGGCCGGGGCGGCCCGCTCGGCGCCCCGCCACCCCCTCACGCTTCATCAGGAGAGCCAGATGCCGATCCTCGACTACGACGACGAGTTCACCACCGCCGGCGGCCAGGCGGTCACCGCAACCGCCATCGGCACCCGCGTGAAGGACGCGGGTGCCGCGAAGGACTGGGGCGCGGGCGAGGAGCTGTTCGCCTACGCCCGCGTCACGGGCGACGCCGCCTCGAACCCCACGACCTCGATGACCATCGACATCATCGGGGCCGACAACGCGGCGCTGACCACGAACCCCGTGGTCCTCGCGACGACCACCGTGCTGGTCGCGGCCCTCACCGCGAACAGCCTCCACCGCGTGGGCATGCTGAAGGGCGGCTCCAACAAGCGCTACCTCGGATGCAAGTTCACGCCGAACGGCGGCGACGCCACGACCGGGAAGTTCAAGGTCGGCCTCATCCCCGAGTGCGCCCGTCCCGAGGACGGCGTCCACTTCCTCTAGGAGCTGACCGATGTCCGCCAAGTACCTCGTGACCATGCCCCCGGGGGCTGAGGTTCCCGGGCTCGGGTTCGTCAGGGAGGGGAAGGTGTTCTCGGCTCCGTCCGAGGACTACGTCCCGTCCCGGACCTTCCTCCCCGTCAACAAGGAGGCCGTCGCGCCGCTGGCGAAGGTCTTCGAGCAGCTCAAGAAGCACCACGAGAAGCGCCTCGAGGTGGCGAAGAAGGCCGACTCCCGCGACGGCGGCGCCCGCGCCGACCAGGTTCGCGGCGAGCTCGAGAAGCTCGAGGTCGCGCGGGTCAGGGCGACGCAGGCCATCGAGATCCCGAAGGAGGAGCCCAAGGTCGAGCGCGGGCTCACCCTCGACGAGCTCGACGGCGTGCAGGCCCGCGCCGCCGCCCTGGCGGACGCGAAGAAGGACACGAAGGCGCCCGCGGAGACCGCGGAGACCGCGAAGGGCGACCGGAAGCTGTAGCTCGCGGACCGGAGCGGGCGGGCTCGCAGCCCGCGGGGCCGATGTCCCGCCCGCTCCACCGCTTCACCCGGAGGGCCGATGGCCGCCAGCGAGGTCGAGATCATCAACGCCGCCGGGTCGCGCATCGGGCAGACGCGCCTGCTCGACGCCGCCATCGCGCTCGCCAACCAGCCCCAGAGCGAGCTCTCCATCCAGGGCGCCCTCTGGTACCCGAAGGTCCGCGACCGGCTCCTCCGCTGGCGCGCCTTCCCCTGGCCCTTCGCGACCTACCGCGAACAGCTCGCCCTCGTCGCCGGCGTCACCCGAACCGACTGGGAGTACTGCTACGCCTACCCGGCCGACGCGCTGGCCGTGCGGTACGTGACGATCTCGGGCGTCCGCAACCCGCGGCGCGACCAGATGATCGCCCACAAGATCGAGGCCCGCCGCGACACGACCGCGGAGGGGCAGCCGATCGTCGGGAAGCTCATCCTTTGCGACGAGCAGGACGCGGAGATCTCCTACACGATCCGCGTCGAGAACCCCGCGGTCTTCGACCCCGACTTCGAGAGCGCCCTCGAGTTCGCGCTCGCCGCGGAGCTCGCGCGGGCGATCCCGAAGGACGAGGCGTGGGCGCTCCGCCTGAAGCAGGAGTCGGAGGTCGCGCTGCGCGAGGCGGCCGCGGCCGCGCTCAACGAGCAGCAGGACGAGGTCGAGCCCACCGGCGAGTTCATCGGCTCGAGGTCCTGACCAGGTGACCGGGATCCGCCAGACCTCCTTCGCCGGCGGCGAGCGCGCCGAGGACCTCTGGGGGTCCACGGACGCGCCCGGCTACGGCGTCTCCGTCCGCCGGATGCGGAACTTCTTCCCCATCGGGCACGGGGCGGCGGTGAACCGCCCGGGCTCCACGCTCGTCGCGGACCGGGCCGGGAAGGACCACAGCCAGGCGGCCTGGCTCATCCACTTCATCTTCTCCGAGGCCTCCGGGCAGGCCTACGCGATCGAGCTCGGGCACCAGTACGCCCGCTTCATCTCGAACGCGACGGGGGCCTACGTCGCCCCCGACGCGGCGCAGTACGCGGCCTGGGACGTCGCGACGACCTACGCCGCCGGCGTCTGGGTGAGCAAGGGCGGCGTCGCGTACCGCTCGCTGCAGGCGGCGAACACCGGACACGACCCGGCGGTCTCGCCCACCTGGTGGAGCTCGCCCGCCATCTACGAGATCACGACCCCCTACGCCCACGGCGACCTCGCGGACATCCAGTTCGCCCAGGTCGGCGACGTCGTCACCCTCGTCCGCCACGGCTACGTCGAGGCAGAGCTCCGCCGCTACGCGCACGCACGGTGGACGCTCACGAACCTCTCCTTCGACATCCCCGCGCCCTCGATCTTTGGTGGTGTCGTTCAGATGGGCCCGGTCGTGAACCCGTACTACGCGCCCGACGGGACGCACCCGGGGCACCCCTGGCGCTACCTGCTCACCACGCTCGAGCGCGACGCGGAGACCGGGCTCATCCGCGAGTCGTCCCCGTACGAGGTCATCGCCTACCAGCCCGACCTCGCGAACCCCGCGACCGGCGCCCTGCCGGAGCTGCGGTGCGCGACCTCGGATCGCCCCTTCTCGATCACCCACTGGCGCGCCGGGGGCGGGATGGTGGTCCCCATCGTCATCCCGGCGAACGTCGTCGGGGTCCGGTACTACCGAGGGCTCGGGAAGGACATCGGCTTCGTCTCGGAGTGCGAGCCCACGTACGGCGACGTCGGCGGGGTGCGCTCGCTCACCGGGTTCAAGGCCTGGGAGGCCGGGCAGACCCCGGACTACACGCGCGGCCCGCCGAAGGGCACGAACCCGTTCAAGATCTACGACGGCGCCGGCCAGCTCGTCCGCACCGACCAGTCCGCGTGCGTCGTGTTCTTCCAGCGCCGGCGCGTCTTCGGGAACCTCGGCAGCGCGGCGACCCCGTACCGCCCGCACACCGTCATCGCGAGCGCGACCGAGGACTTCACCAACTTCGACGAGCACACCCTCCCGGCGGCGGAGGATTCCGTCGAGATCCGGATCTCCTCGAAGTTCTCGGGGGAGGTCCGCTGGCTCCTCGACACCCACGTCCTCCTCATCGGGACGAGCGCCGGCGTCTTCGCCGCGACCGGGAAGTCCTCCACCGCGCTGGTCGCCGACGAGGTGCCCGTCGTCGT